TAAAATCCCTATGACTTTTAAAGGTTGATTTATCCCTATCCAATTTTATATATTCATAAAAACAAGAACACCTGGATGTAAAAGTCCAGGTGTTTTTTATTGATTTTATAAGATAAATTTGACGTTCGCACAAAGATTTGATAATATAGATGAGCACGCATTTTGTTGACAATAAACAAAATGCGAATTATAATTTGAATACCGGAGGTACTTACTCCTCGACAGGTCAATAGTCGGTGGATGGTTAAGAATACTAAGCGTATGTTAAGTACGTCGCCCCGATTAGATCCCGCTCAATGAGTGGGATTTTTTTATTAAGGCAATCTTAAAATGACATCTAGGTGGCATTTTCTTTTTAAATATTCACTTGTATCAAACCAATTATTATTAATGACAAACGAATGCCTAATTGTATTTGCTAATATATCTGCCATTTGTATTCCTAAATCTTTCTTTGAGTCTTTATATATGACCTGTATCTCCAAATCACTGTGAATGATAGGTTTAAATTGTTTGGAATAATTATAATTAATAATTCCGTGTCTTAATTCTTCCACCAATCCATCTTTAAGAGAATAATATCCATTTGATTTTGTAGGCATTTCATCAATATTAACATGCAGATAAACGGGCATATTAGGATTTATCGCTCCATTATTGATTAAATGCTGAACAGTATTTTTAATAATTCTTCTTTGAGCATACTCATTAAAACGTCCCTTTGCACCTTTATCATTGATGATATGGCTATATAGACTTTTGTTGTACGTAATAACACCGAATGTAGTAAAAGATTTACTAAGATTAATTATTCGTCTTCTATGGGTAGGGCTAATGGCTACCGCCTTTACTTCTGGGCACTCATTTTTACAATTATCATTCGTCTTTTCACAATACTTACACTTAATGCTATTTATAATCGCTCTATATTTGTTGTTAAATTCAGATTTTTGCTTTCCGTCTTTGATAACAATGCCTGCAAAAACGGCATAGTCTTCAAATTTTGAAATTTTACCAGAGTCATCCATGTAAATATAAATATGTTGCATATCATTCATAATCTAATTCCTTTCTCAATCTACTTTTTTATGTTTAACCCGATCCAGTTCCATACGAGCAACTGTATCCACTGTGTGCTGGCCTTTGTCGTCCAAAACACGATATATGTCCAAGTGTTCACGCTCATGATCTGTAAGAATGTAAGAATCATTTTCTAAATCTTCCCATCCCATAAGATATTGCGGAGTACATTTCAGCACCTTCGCTAATGGGGGAACAATATCAGTGGGTAATTTTTTTATGCTCTCTGATTCATACCTCATTACAGTGGTTTTATTAACTCCTAACGCATTTGCAACATCTTCCAATGTCAATTTTAATTGTAGTCTTCTTGATTTAATTCGTTCTTGTATTGTCTTCATGTTTACAAACCTTCTCATTTCTAATCTAAGTATAAAAATAAAATTGCAAAAAAGCAACAAAAATCGTTGACATAATGCAACGGGGGTATATAATATTAATGAAGTTGCAATAACGCAACAAGAAAGGAAGGAGTATTATGAAAGTGAATGTAAAATTGTTAGAAGAAGAAATGGATAAAAAGCATGTATCTGTGTCGGAATTAGCAAGAATGAGCAATGTTGATAAGTCTACTATTAGCAGATTATTGAACGAACAAAGAGCTTGTTCGATTGCTACAGCCCAAGCTGTAGTACAAGCATTGGATATTCCGTCTAAAAAAGCAGGACTTATTTTTTTTAGTACAGAAGTTGCATAAATGCAATTTCAAGAATTAATAAAGATTACTACAAACTACTACCACAGAAAGGAGGAAGACGCATGGCAAAAACATTATTAGGATACAAAGACGTAATGTCACTAGGAATCAACAAAGTAATGGCATATCGAATGATTCATATGGTTCAGGATTCGGATGAATATAAGAATTCAAATGTATCTAAGGTTATTTGTGGTGCCAAACAGGTTCCTATCAGTATGTTTACCAACGTTTTTCCTGAATTCAAAAAAGCATGTAAGGAGATGTGGGGATAAGCCAATTTACATTGGTGCGGTACTTGAGGATGGGAGGAAAGGAAAAACAAATGGAAGAAAATAAAGTAAAAGATCTTATTAACGCTTTAGATCTAGTGAACGAACAAATGGTACAGAAAAAAGAAATAAGCACAATAGCTGTTGCCGTCAAGCTTGAGGGCTTGGATCAGATAAACGAGGAACTTGACAAAATGCTTATTAAATTGGAAAAAGCCAACTCATTGGCAGATGAATTGGCTTTAACAATTAAAGACTTATGTTCAAAGTAATCTCAGATTTGCAATGTGGGCAGACATTGCTACCTGAAGAAGCTTTAAAGGTATTGCCACATTTAGGGCACTTTACGTCAATGCTTAGATTATTGACTTGACTAGCAAGGTTTCTCTCTAAAGATTTTTGTAAGTCACACTCAAGTCTACGCATATCTGATTTACTACCGATATTGTACTTTTTAGTCATTTGCTACACCTCCTTTCAAAAGAAGATTGTAGCACATAGAAAATCAGAAAAAGTATGCTTGCAGCATACAAAGGAGAATGAACATGAGCTTAAAAGTAGAACCCAAACAGGTTGATATTACAATCGACAACTATCAAAGAATCGAAAAGTTAAGCCAGGAGCTTCATGAAATGTTCGTAGACGGAGGCTTTAATATGGCTTTGGTAGAACAAAAAGAAGCTGAACTTCACAATGAAATCCAGCTTTTAAAGAAAGTAAAGATTAGTGTAACTCTTACTTAACATTGATGCTAATTCCGCATCTTAAGAAGTGCATATAAATACAGAAACTCTCTGGGCAGTACTTGAGGTGTCATTTCAAGCATAGAAAGGAATAGATTCCATTAGTGCTCATTGCTATCGTCAAGAATCATGGTTCTAGCGCTACCTACAAACATTCGCAGAATCTAGATTCTAAAATATGAGGTCCCCTTATCATACTGACATGGCAAAATCTGAATGACATGAAAATATCTCTTGTTCGCAAATCAAAAGAAATAGACGCTGTTTTGTTTTTATCATAAAAGAATGAGGTGAAGAATCGCCTCCAAAACTAATTATTGCTCTAATATCTAAAAATTAATCGGACAAAAATGTTCGCACACAAAACAGTAACCAAATCATGTTGATCAGTAAGAAGTGGCACCTCAAGTGCTGCACCAGAACGGAGTAGAACATAGTAAAACGTAGTAGAACGCAGTAGAAAGGAGTAGAACATGCAAGAATTATTACCTATTGGAAGTGTCGTGGTTCTTAAAGAAGGAACTAAGAAGTTGATGATCATCGGTCGTCTTCAACAGAATGTAAAGACAAAGAATCTCTATGACTATGCAGGATGTCCATGGCCAGAAGGCTATATGGATAAGGAACATTGCTACGTATTCAATCACGATGATATTGATCTTCTTTATTATCTAGGAATGCAGGATATAGAAGAGTTCAATTTCAGATTCAAATTGGATGAAGCAATCGAAAAAATAGAAAGTGAAGGATTTAAACATGCCAAAAGAAAATGTATCGACGAAAGCAAAGACTAAACAAGCGGAGGCTGTAATGGAGAATCAATTGGAGATTCCTGATTTCAAATTTGGACAACCAGTCAACAAACAGCCGGAAGTGAATGTTCAGGTTGTATTCGAAAAGGGTGGAATCAGCAAGGATGAAAAGGATGATTTGTTTATTATGTATGCATTCGCAATCATCATTACAGTGCTGAACTTTATCTTATTGTACAAACAAGTGTGGTAAAGAAAGAAGGTTCCTATGGAATTTAATGTAAAAAAAGACCACTCATGTGAAAGTGGCCAATCAAAAATGAACAATTAAATTATAAACAAATAACTCAAATCTTGCAACCTGGGTATTGCCGTAAGTGACGTGGTCTGCTAAAAAAATATATTTCTTTAACGGATTGATGATATTTCAATACTCCTATCCTACTCAAAAAACACGTTATAATTGCAAGCACGTCAGAAAAAAATCCATAATTGTAACTCGTAAAACTTCCTAAGATAAAGCAAAAAAAACACGTTTGAATTTGGACATAAATAATTAGCAGATTGTGATATCCAGGTTGCAGGGTTTGAGTATGAATGAATAAGGAGAAAATCAAAAATGAAACAATTTGTATTGAAAAAAAGTGGGAATGAATTCGATGATGAGTCGAAAAAATATAATGCAATGAATGACAAGCTTAATGAGTTGTTTGAAAAGTTACAAGGCGATGTATCAGAAGAAGAGGGTGATGCAATTATAGAACAGTTCCAAAATCTCATTAAGAATTGCGGATCAGCATTTGAATTGAGAGTGATTCCTGGATTCGATAGTCCGGTTGTCACTGGTGAATCAAAGGCCGGTGCTTTAATCTTTGGAATTACCACAAATATGAAACCTGATCTAATCACTGAATGCTTCAAAGCGTGTACACAGGCTTTTTCCAAAGAGCTTGAAAGACAAATCAACATGAACAAAGTTGATCATCAGATTCATTGATCAGGAGGAAATATTAATATGGAAAGTAAATGTTATTACGAAAAGTTAGATCTAAGTGAAGAAGAATCTCAAAAGAGAAATTGCGAGATTCATGAAATCATAAATAGGTTCAAAACATTGGAGTCAGACATAGCCAATACTACGAATATCTTAGAAAAAGTTCGTTTAAATTCGGAGTTTATAAAATATTTGGAATCTTTAGGTCCGGCATATGAATTATCGGTATCGGCCACACAAAATATTGATGCCCAGGCAAATCCAAGTGTTGTTGCACTAGGACTTGTAAATGGATTGACCGCAGATCAATTAGGCAAGTGCTTTGAAAACGCTGTAAATGCATTCAACACTACTCTAGAAAATGAATTCAGAGCTTATCAGGCTTTCAATAAATTAAAAGGTGAACACAATGTCAATTAGAGCTAGAAAATACAACGTAGAACTTCATGAATATGAAGACATTCTTCTTCCTGATGAATGCAGAACGTATGAAGATGATATGGAAAAGATGGTGCCATGTGCACAATGTGGCAGATTACACAAATATGGTGAGATGTACACATCGAGAGAAGTACATACTGCATATGGATTTGGATTTGCAGTCTGTGCAGAATGTTACGATGGCGAAACGGACAGATTTCTAAAAGAACATGAACCATCCAAGGAGGAATAGCGATGCCATTCTTTAAGGATATCGACGATTGGAGAGAATGGAACGACAACCGTTATATAGATGATTCTGGTGAACCAGAAGAAGAAAGAGAGGATGAATCAAATGAAGATGAAGAATGTGATCAAGCATAAATTACCAGCTACTCATGAAGAGTGGCTGGATAATCGTCTAAAAGGAGTCGGTGGTTATGATGCCGGTTCCGTATTAGGCTTGAATAAATACAAATCAGCTTACGCATTGTGGTGTGAAAAGACTGGCCGAATCCATAAGAACATTGACAATGAGCGTATGCGATTTGGTCGAGATGCGGAAGCTTATGTGGCCAGACGTTGGGAAGAAGAAACCGGCAAGAAATGTCGAAAGAGTGGATTCTCATTCCAATCTGTAGATCATCCATTCATGTTGGCCAACGTTGACAGATTGGTTGTTGGAGAGGATGCAGGTCTAGAAATCAAGACCACGTCTGAATACAACAAGGATATGTATCAGAAGGGAAATATTCCGCCTCAGTATTATGCACAGTGTATGCATTATATGGCAGTTACAGGACTTTCTAAGTGGTATATAGCTATTTATATTCCTGGAGTTGATTTGTATTGCTACGAGGTCATTAGAAGCAATGAGGAAATCGATGCGTTGATTAGGGCAGAAGAAGAATTCTGGAACTGTGTGGAGAACGACATTGAACCGCCAATCGATGGTTCGGATTCCACTGCACAAGCAATCAGTGAATTACATCCAGTCGAGAATGATGAAGATAGCATCGTGGATCTAACTCCATTGCAGCAGGAACTGGATTCATTGAAGCTTGTCAAAGATAAAATCAAGGAGCTTCAGAATATTCAAAAGAAGCATGAGAATGAAGTAAAGAACTACTTAGGTGATTCTGGTATCGGAACATCCGACAAGTTCAAAGTTACATGGAAAACATCGGTATCAAATACATTCGATACTAAAGAATTCAGAAAAGATGAACCTGATCTTTATGATCAATACTTAACACAAAGAAAAATGAGAAGATTTTTAGTCAAAGAACAGTAGGAGGATAAATATTTATGACGACAACAAATCAACAAGGAATGATTGCAAAGACGCAGTCGAATAAAGTGGCCAAAAAACAGCCACAAACAATTAAAGACTATATTTCTGTGATGTCAGGAGAAATCGCAAAAGCATTGCCTAGTGTGATGACTCCAGAACGATTTACACGAATCGCATTGTCTGCGGTATCTAATAATGCCAAGTTAGCATCATGTACTCCGCAGTCATTCTTGGCTGCAATGATGAATGCAGCACAATTAGGACTGGAGCCAAACACTCCGTTAGGACAAGCCTATTTGATTCCATATGGCGGAGCTTGTCAGTTCCAGATTGGCTATAAAGGATTGATTGACCTGGCATATCGTTCCGGTGAAGTCAAGATGATTGATGCGCAGGTCGTTTATGAAAATGATGAATTTGAGTATGAGCTTGGTATGGATCCAGTACTTAAACATAAGCCTGCAAGAACAAATCGAGGTAAGCCAATCTATTATTACGCTACATTCAAATTAGTGAATGGTGGCCAAGGATTCCAGGTCATGTCGTATGAAGATGTTCTTGGTCATGCGAAAAAATATTCAAAATCATTTTCGAGTGGACCATGGAAAACAAACTTTGATGAAATGGCCAAGAAGACAGTTTTGAAGAAGTTGCTTAAATATGCTCCTTTGAAGACTGAATTCGTTAAGCAAGTGAATACAGATGAATCAATCAAGACAACGATTGAAGAAGATATGACAGAAGTTCCAAACGAATTCTTTGATGCAGAATATCAGGAACAACCTGGTGAAGATCCAGTGACCGGAGAAATCAAAGAATAATGCGTTATCAGTTTGTAGTACCAGGAGAACCGGGGTCCAAAGGAAGACCTCGATTCTCTAATCGTGGTAAGTATGTAAGTGTGCATACACCACCTAAAACAGTTGAATATGAGAATCTAGTGCGATTAAGCTTCATGGAACAGTGTGGCACTCCAAGCATGCTGGAAGGGTCCCTGGAAGTGAAGATTTTCGCGTATTTCTCGCTACCTAAGAATGTATCAAAAGTGAAACTAAATAAGATGCTCGCAAATGAAATCCAACCACAAAAGAAGCCAGATTCCGACAACATTGCAAAAGTTGTACTGGACTCTTTAAATAAAGTGGCTTTCGAAGATGATAAGCAAGTATCAGACCTGCATGTCTTCAAGAGATATGCGCAGAAACCATGCGTAATGGTAGTTATAAATGAAATAGAATCAAAAGAAGAATAGAAAGGAGATTGCTTATGTCGGAAATCAAGGATAATAACAAAGTTTATTATTGGATCAAGTTGAAGACTGATTTTTTCGAAAGTGACGCAATCGACTTTTTGTTGTCTCAGAAAGACGGATGCCAGTACGTAGCGTTGTATCTAAAATTATGTGCAATGACAGCAAATACAAATGGTGTTCTAGCCTCAAAAGTAGGCAATATGTTGATTCCGTACAGTGTTGAAAAGATTGCTCGTGACACTAAGTTCTTTTCCGCAGACACAGTCAGAGTGGCCCTTGAGTTATACAAAAACTTAAGACTGATTAATGTGTCTGATGACAATGTGTTACATATAGCTAACTTTGATGCTATGATTGGAAATTCGAAAACAGATGAGCATACGAAAAAGCTTGGCGCAGAACGTCAAAGGCGCTACCGAGAACGTCAAAAAGCGTTATCAGATAACGTTACAGTAACGCAAGACGTAACGTTATTTCGTAACGTAGAGTCTAGAGTCAAGAGTCAAGAGTCTAGAGATAAGAGTCTAGATAAGTCAGTCAGTAGTCAAAAGTTAGATAGTGGCGTTACGCGAAAAAGTGCAAAAAATGAAAATGGGCAGACTGACTTGACTGACTGTTTTGTTAAACCGTCCATTTCAGAAATCGTGGACTACATCCAGGAACACAGCTTGAACGTAGATGCCAAAAAGTTTTGGAAACACTACGAATCCACCGGGTGGAAGACAGGCAATGACCCTATCAGGGACTGGAGAGGGCTTTTGAAGAAATGGAGCAAAGCGGAACGTGAAGAAGACAATCCAGGAACCGGAGCAATCCAGCTGGATGAGAAATTCTATGCTAAACCAGTCCAGATGTCAGAAGAGCAACTGCAAAGCGAATTAGCGCAGCTGCAGGAAAAAATCAAAAATGGAGAACTGTGAAAATGAAAACTAAAAAACAAACCGAAAAACAAGAACTCAAATACGCTCCTGGTGATAAAGTTGTTTATCACTGCGCCGGAGTGGACAGAGAAGGACTTATCGCATACGTTGACTATTCAGACAACGTAGCACCATACCGAATCAACGGCATGAATATTCGTGAATCGGATATCGTCGAAAAAGTAGCAAAGCGACGTGGAAGACCTGCTGTCAAAAAGCAAGTCGAAGAAAAAACGGAGGTCGTAGTCAATGCAGAGCCTGAACCAAAGCCGGAAGAAACTCAGGTGGTTGAATCCATCCAGGAAGAAGAACCAGAAGTTGAGCCGACGCTTGTTGAGAAGTATCAAGCTTTCAAGAGCACGATCAACATGGCGGAATTCAACGACCTGGTCGACTTGGTTACTGCAGACACGAAAAAGATGCGCCAGATGATGGCCGAATCTATGCAGGCAATCGCGAATGATTGCGGATTGAAAGCGTGAGTCTATGCAGGATATCAACAGAGTGGTTCTGATTGGTCGCTTAGTACGTGATCCAGAACTCAGAAAAACAACAAACGGAACAAGTGTCTGTTCGTTTACCTTGGCAGTCAATCGAAGGCAGAACCAGGACGGAACGCAAGATGCTGATTTCATTCAGTGCGTTGCATGGAATAAGCTGGCCGACAACATCCAACTGTACCAGAAGAAAGGCAATCAGCTAGGCATTGAAGGCCGAATCAATACACGCTCATACGACAACCAACAAGGGCAGAAAGTTTATGTTACAGAAGTCGTTGCAGAGAACGTGCAGTTTTTGACACCTAGAAATGATTTTAACGAGCAAAACACTCTAGGAGTTACAAATACCTATGGCGCTCAAAATTACACTCAGAATCAATCGTATGGAGCTCACACGAAGAATCACAATCAATCGAATGTGCAGTATGCGCAAAGCTTGACTCAACAAGCCGAAGTTGATGCTCTTGAGATTGCTTCGGATGATTTGCCTTTCTGATGAAGAATGGCGAAGTTTAAAAAAACAAAACGAGGAAACGTTCAAAATACTTGAACGGATTTCTTCAAAAGACAACAAGGAGGAAAAACAATGAAAGACTCAGAACTACGCATGATTGAGACAATGCTAAAAAAACAAGATGAGCTGAATTCGGCAATCATGAAAGAGTATGGTTTAACTACAATTTCAAAGTAACAAATTGATTTAGCCACGCTCGATGAGATTGGTGAATTCACTCATGAACTCAAAGGTGACTGGTGCTGGTGGAAGAAAAGCCAGGAACCAGTAGATAGAAACAAAGTCCTGGAAGAGTTGGCAGATGTTTTCCACTTTGTCTTGATCTACGAATTGTTTTATGGAAAAAGAACCTATTTGTTGGATGATCTCGGGTACGATTTAGAAAGTCCTCGTGACTATATGCCTATGGTACAAATGGATATCGGCCTTGGAATAGCAACTGCATTGACACGCATTATTGATCTTGCAGATAGTCGATTGATGTATCTATTGGCACTAAGTGAAGATTTAGGATTTTGCCTGGAAGAAGTCTATGCAGCTTATATGAGAAAGAATGCGATCAACATGGAAAGATTGAAGGAGGGGTATTAATGTGGATTAGAAGCCAAGACAGAAAGATTTTAACAGAGATTCAAAATTTAGATATTGATGATATTAATCAAATATGGGACGGTAGTTCGTTACTCGGCAAGTATTCAACCGAAGAAAAAGCTTTAAAAGTTTTAGACCAAATCCAATATAACCTAGAGCCTTTCGAACACGAACCGACAATGGTATTTCAAATGCCACAAGATGAGGATGTTGAAGTATGACGAAATTACAAGGTAGAGCAATTATGAGAGGAAAAAAGTTGGATTCATATTGTTATAAATCAAAGGCTATATATTACGAATACGGACCAAATGACAAAAGAGTATTTTGTTGGGGACTAAACGATGCAAGAACGGATGAACCGATAAAAGAATGTGAACAATGTAAAGCGTTTGTGTATAACGCAAAGCCTTTAGACGAGGAAGTGGAAGTATGACGGTCAATGAATATTTTGAAATTAAAGAAAAGTTTGGCAAGTATGGTATCAAGTGCGAATTAAGCGAGTTTAGAATACTTACAACTTCAAAAGAAGAATACGAAAAAGCTATAGAAAATATCAGAGAAGCGTTTTATGCTACAACTTGTCCTGAATGGGCGTTGGAAAAATTTGCGACTAATTTGGATTTTATATCAATATCAATAAAAGAGCATTTTGAAGAAAAAGATGAGCAATTTGAAGAAGAAGCAGAAACAAATATAGAATTTTATTACGATGATTTGTTAGAAGAAGGATTCAGTGATTTTGCCGTTATTAATGGAAAAATTAAATCGTGTTTATATGTACCATGCGATAAATGTGAATTTAAAAAGAAAGATTGTAGTAAAGATAGGATTACGTGGTTGTTAAGCCAACGAAAAAAGCCGAAATATAAATTTACACAATTCGAATATGACTTAATAAATACATACAGGTATGTCGATGATAGATGTAAATTTAATGGTTGTTATCACTTAAAAAGTTTGAAAGAAAAAGGATATTTCAAATGTGTTGATGATAATACAAACATTCAGGATGTTTTAAAAAACTGTGAGGTGATTAAATAATGAGAGTATATTTGGTACACAATAATACTTGTGAAGAATATGGATATAATGCACACGTATATGGAATATATAGCACAAGAGAAAAGGCAGAGAAAGCAATGAATAGATGCTTAGATAATTGTGTAAGTCCTACATTCGATGATATGGATATTGTAGAGTTTGAATTAAATAAAGATACTGACATATTTCTAGGAGGATATGAAGAGTGATTGGTTTATTAATTGGCATATTCCTAGGAGTTTGTGTGACTTTATTACTGTATTCAACAATAGCAGGAGAACGAATCAACAATCTAGAATATCAGAACGAAGTATTAAACACGGGAAAGTATGAATGTAGTGCAGTATACATCGAATCAATACAACAATATGCAAGAGATATTGATTGTTATGAAATATTTATTGAATCGTTAGAATATGCAAAGACAGGAGAAAGATAATGAATAAATATCAATATGCGTTCGATAAACTGTTAACTCTAGATTCTCCTGATGTTGAACAAATTGAACAATTGGAAGTGCGTGGTGCAGACTATTATCACGAGTTACTTGATACTTTATACGATCTCGTTGAAAAAGAAACAGCAACACAACCTGACATCGAAGGTGATGGATATTACAAAGGAGAACTTGTGTATGATACATGGATTTGTCCTCGGTGTGGCACTAGATATGAAATCGGTTATGACGAATATGAGTATTGTCCGAAGTGTGGCCAACATATTGATTTGGATAGCTTAGAACAAGAGTGCGAGGATACAGAGGATGAAGAATAAAAAGGAGCTGCATAACGATAAATATATTCTTGATGCATGCTGTGGTTCTAGAATGTTTTGGTTTGACAAAAGTAATAAGAACACAGTTTTTATGGATAATCGAACATCAGAAGATACGTTATGTGATGGAAGGACATTATCAGTAAATCCTGATGTAATAGGCGATTTTAGAAATATTCCATTTGACGATAACACATTCAAATTAGTTGTATTTGACCCACCACATTTGATTCATGCAGGAGAAAATTCTTGGTTGGCCAAAAAATACGGTGTGTTAGATATCAATACTTGGAAAAAAGATCTTAAGCAAGGGTTTCAAGAATGCATGCGAGTATTAGAAAATTGTGGAGTTCTTATTTTCAAATGGAGCGATGAACAAATTAAATTTGGCGAAATTTTAAAAGTTATTGATTATAAGCCTTTATTTGGCGACAAGAGAGGTAAAACACGATGGACAGTGTTTATGAAGGAGAAAGGAGAATGAGTAAATGAGCGGCGGAAGTTATAACTATATGTATTGTCGAATAAATGATGAATACGTTGATAGAATGTTTGATTCGCAATTAAATAGCATGATGAAAGATTTAGTTGATGTGCTGCATGATTTAGAGTGGTGGCAATCGTGTGATAGTAGTGAAGAAAGATATCGCGATACAGTCAGAAAATTCAAAAAGAAGTGGTTCAAGCAAACGAAGATTGATGTGCAAAAGCAAATCGAGTCAAAGCTTGAACAAACAAAAGATGAGCTGCTAAAAGAGTTTGAGTATTTGAAGGATGTGGAATGATGAAAGTTTTTTTAGTCGAAAACATAAATGACATTCATGATGAATTTGTAAGAGAAGCATGTGCTCGTTTAGATAGAAAGATATGGGATCTGATAGGGTTTAGTACCAGATTTATTTCTATGGAATCATGCTTAGAACAAATTACGAATTACATCGTCAAATTAGAACGTGAGAATTTAGGGTTGAAAGAATACAAACTACATCAGGAAAGAGCAAATGAACGCAGATATCGTAGTGGGGATGAGTCCTGGCATAGAGGGTCAGTTGTCGCAAAGAAGAAGTAGGTGGTTAAATTGAACAAATTAAAAGTAAATCAAATGTTGAACGACTTGAAGTCGGCTAATTATTGTTGCCATAGAATCATTGAATTAAACGAAGAACTTGAGGTTCTGAATCATAAAATGTTAGGGCTGAGTCATAATCCAATTAGGTTGACAAAGAAGCAGGAGAAATCCAATGCTCCTATGCCGACCTTTCATGGTTCTTATACAAGTCCTTTAGGAATGATGGAAGAAGAATCTCAAAAGGTGGCAGAAATTAACTATTATCGTAGACGTTTGAATGAATGTAAAGCGATAGAACTTTTATCTTTGCGAGACCAGAATATTTTGTTTGATCTATACTTCTGGAATATGAATACATATGATGTAGCCGATAAATATGGATATTCTAGAAAAGGGTTATGGAAACATATAAGAAATGAGATACACAGTTTAGTGTAAAAAAGTTAACTCATACAAAGTTAAAATAATAACTTTAAAAAGTTGACATATTAATTTTTTATGAGATAATATCTATGGGCATTAGAGAAATGATAGGAGGACTGCTTTATGCTTACAGCGTTTGGGAAGGAAGTCAGAAAAATTCGTTTAGATCGAGGAGAACTATTAAAAACAATGGCGGATAGTTTAGGTGTGAAATCATCGTATTTATCTGCGATTGAGCATGGAAAAAAAGCAATTCCAAAATCTTTTATTAGTTCATTAACTTCTTTATACAGTCTTTCACAGAATGAGATAGAAAATCTGGAAAAAGCAGCGGATTTATCTAAACAGAACGTGAATATAAATCTGATTGGGAAAGATGCTGATTTAGCGGGCTTAGCCAATGCTTTTGCTCGAAAGTTTGATTCATTAACAGAGAATCAAATCAAAGCTATTGAAAAAGTATTAAAGGAGGATTAGTTGCTTATGAGTACAATGTGCCAGGCGGATGGTTTGTCAAGAAATGAGATTCGATTAATTGCTAAAAGACTTAGAAAAATTTTCAATATTAAGGGATATTGTTTTCCGATAGTTAAGTTTCTTGATGTTGTGTTGCCAACAATTGATGAAGAATTTTCTCTGAGTATTGTTGAGCCAGATGAAATCACACCTGGACATTACGCTATAACATATCCTGATACTCATGAGATGGTAGTGCGGTCAGACGTTTACGAAAAAGCAATTAATGGAGACGGGAGATCTAGATTCACGTTAGCGCATGAATTGTTTCATTACCTTTTCCATACGGCGAATCACATTCGTTTTGCAAGAGCAAACGAAGAAATTCCGTTCTATATAAACCCGGAATGGCAAGCAAATACATTTGCAGCTGAGCTTTTAGTTCCTATGGATTTAGTAAAAAATATGAGTGCAAATGATATCGTGAAAAATTGTAAAGTATCTTGGCAATGTGCAAAGATACAAGTTGAAAATTTTAAAAAATAGACTATATTGAATGTTCAGCTTTTTTGAACATTGTTTTTGAACATTGAATATAAAAAAAGAATCAAGCTGCAACTTGATTCTAAAATCTTGAGATGAGCACACAAAATGCGGCTAAACTCTTCAATAGATCAATTGAATTGTATCATTTTGCGACGCTCCTTTCAAGATTGTGAAAGGAGGAATGTAATATGAAGCAACAAAAAGTTATTTTTTGTACTCACTTTACACGTGATGGCGTAACGTATTACGCAAAAGATTACGGTAAGAAAGCTTTTAGATTTTATGTTGATCCGAAATCAAACAAGATTAACTATACAATCTAATTAGAATAATATTATATATAAAGAATAAGTCCATATATATAGCCGGTAAATGGGCTTTTATTATATTGGTGCACACTGTGTACTTGAATAAGTGGTAAACTAATATCATAAGAAATTATGTCAAGACAGAGGTCTTGGCTTTTTTTATGCAAGAAAGGGGGTGTTCCATGCCAGGAAGAGAACTAACAATCAAAAAATACAATCTAGATTTATATGATCCATATGAAACAGACGGTCCATTTGAAATGCCAGTAATTAAAAAGACGCTTCATATTCCTAAGGAGTTAATTGGATTCAATGAAGCAATTTCTTCAAAGAATTATCAATCTGGAGTTCATATGTTTATTGATGATTATCAGTTTGAACGCATTTGGAACACTCCTGAACGATATGTGAATGTCTTAAAACAGTATGACTGTGTTCTTACACCAGATTTTTCTCTATATATGGATATGCCTAGAGCTATGAAAGTATGGAACATATATAGAAGCAGACTTATTGGACAATACCTTCAGAGTCAAGGAATATGTGTTATTCCAACAGTTTCATGGGCCGAAAGAGAAACATATACATTCTGTTATGATGGTATCGAACCAGGAGGAGTTGTAGCAATCTCAACTATTGGATGTATCAAGGATGAATTTGCTAGATTCATTTGGAAAGATGGTGTAGATTACATGATCGATAAACTTAAGCCTGCTGCAATTCTAATTTATGGCCAATCTATTGAACATGATTTCAAAGACACAAAAGTTATTTATTATAAAAATAAAGTCATAGAGAGGGCAAGAAAACATGGGCGGTAGAGGAGCGAGCAGTGGTGTCAGTGACAGCGGAAAACCTTATGGGAGTGAATACAATACGGTTTATCAGAGCGGTAATATTAAATTTGTGAAGCAAGTCAATGCTAGTAATGCTAAAGCTCCAATGGAAACAATGACTAAGGGAAGAATTTATGTAACGCTTGGAAAAAATAATGAACCAAAATCAATAACTCGCTATTCAAACAATGGGTTGAGAAAAAAACAAATAGATATTACTGGGAAGCCACATATTATTAATGGTAAGAGTGTATTACCACATACTCATAAAGGTTATGTACATGATGAAAAAGGGACAAGAGATTTAACGAAAGCCGAAAGGAATTTAGTTGAAAAAGTAAAAAAGATATGGAAAAATAGAAATAGATAGTGATTCGTATACGAGTGAGTACATCCTGATATTTATAGGATAGATCATATGCGTTAGAAATGAAGTAGCTTGTGGTTGATATTCAATTCCTATATCTTTCAATGTTATATTGTACGGGAAAGGTCCGGTTGAAATCCGGAACGCTATCTAAGCATCTTGTTAATTCAAGGTGCTTTTTTTATACATGAATAAGGAGGAAATATTATATGGGTGGAAGAGGCCAATATGTAAATCGGGGGGGGGACAGTTGGTTTAACTGTTACCACAGGAGATGGAACTGTATTTGAGTATAGGCAAAAAGGGAAGAAAGTATTTTCTTTTTCTGGGGCATCATTTGCTGATAGTGGAAGTAGGGAAATTCCTAGGACCTTATCCGATATAGCTTCTAGGGCAAAATCTATGGGTTATAAAGTACAAAAGCTTACAAGCCGAGATTTAGCTAATAAAGATTCAGAACAACGTCGTCGAAAAAGACAAATAGCAAAAGAAGTAGATCGATTGTGGGTAAGAGGAGCTGGCTCACCAAGAAAAGGATGGAAAGGGCATTAAGACAGATATTTAATTTCAAAATAATGAAAGGAGGAATTCTATGGCTAAGTTGACTGAAAAGCAAAAGCTTTTTTGTGAGAAGTATTTGATAACGATGAACGCAGTGGATGCTTATTTGGAAGTTTATAAGAATTGCAAGAGCCGAGATAATGCATCAAAGCATGCATCCAGGTTATTAGCTTTACCGCATATCAGAGAATATGTGGATGAGTGTCTTGAGAAAGCGCACAGTAACAATGTGGCAGATGTTCAAGAAGTCATGGAATACCTCACAAAAGTAATGCGAAGAGAAATGAAAGAATCTGTTGTTGTCACAGTAACAAAAGAACATTCAGAGTATGTCGATACAGGGGATGGAAAAACAAGAAAAAAAACGGTCAAAGAAGAAGTTCCTCAAATCGTTGAGATTCCTGCAAAGCTTTCTGATGCAAATAAAGCTGCGGAATTACTCGGAAAAAGATATGCATTGTTCACAGATAAGGTTCAAGCGGAAATCGTAGTTCCTAAGTTCGAAGGAGAAGATGAACTTGAAGACTAAGACTATCAGGTTACCTGAAATAGTTGGAAGAGGATATAAGTCTTATTGGAACTTTAGAGGACGTTATGCTGCATGCAAAGGCTCGCGTGCTTCTAAAAAATCGAAAACAACCGCATTGCGCATCATATACAACATGATGAAATACGATCAGTCGAATACTCTTGTTGTTCGTAAGACTTATCGAACCTTGAAGGATTCATGTTTCACTGATTTAAAGTGGGCAACAAAAAGATTGGGAGTTGAGAACTTATGGGAATTCAAGTATTCACCTTTGGAAGCAACTTATCTTCCAACTGGGCAGAAGATTCTTTTTAGAGGCCTTGATGATCCATTAAAAGTAACATCTATTACTGTAGATTATGGATATTTGTGTTGGGCATGGCTTGAAGAAGCCTATGAGATAACAAGTGAAAAAGACTTTGATACATTAGATGAGTCAATTCGTGGTGAGTTACCACCTCATCTTTGGAAACAGTGGATGATTACTTTCAACCCTTGGAATGAGCATCACTGGCTTAAAAAACGTTTCTTTGATGCAGAGAATGATCCTGATATATTGGCTATCACAACCAATTATAAGTGTAATGAATGGCTAGATGAAGCCGATTTAAGGTTGTTTGAAAATATGAAGAAGAATAATCCTAGACGATATCAGGTGGCAGGTCTTGGTAACTGGGGTATTGTTGATGGATTGGTTTATGAGAATTGGAAAGAAGAAGAATTTACACTAGATCAGGTTATTGACTGTGAATCTGTAAATGGTATTGACTTCGGTTATACAAATGATCCTGCTGCAGTTTTTATAGGTTTCATTGATACAGAACATAAGAAACTCTATGTTTGGGATGAAATCTATAAAAAAGGACTTTCTAATAAAAGACTTTATGAAGAGATCGAAAGCTCACATTATCAAAAGAAGTCTTTCACGGCAGACTGTGCAGAACCTAAGTCGATTGATGAACTTAGGGGGTATGGTCTTCGTGTTGAAAAGTCACAAAAAGGAAAGGATTCCATCACACATGGAATTCAGTATATTCAAGATTTCGAAATTATCATTCATCCTAGATGTGTTAATTTCATAACTGAAATAGGAAACTACACATGGGATGAAGATAGATTGGGTAACAAAATTAACCGCCCAATTGATGATTTCAACCACTTAATGGACTCGATGCGTTATGCAGTTGAAAAATATGCATTTGGCCGAGTCAAAGTAAGGACATTTAAAGGAGGTATTTAATGAACGCATACATTATTAAACCGGATACGATATTTAAATTATCTGACGACAAAGACATCCTTAACATCGAAGTGTTGAATGGATTGATAACAAAGCATAAATCATTAATCACAGACAGATATAAAAAGCTATATGATGCCTATATTGGAGATTATCCAATCTTGCATCAAGCCAACAAAGAAACCTATAAGCCCGATAACCGTGTTGTGGTCAACTTTGCGAAATACATTGTTGATACATTCAACGGTTTTTTTATTGGCGTTCCAATCAAAGTGTCATCTAAGAAAAAAGAAATTGATGATTATATCAACTTGCTAGATAAATACAATGATCAGGACGACAACAATGCAGAACTATCTAAGATTTGTAGTGTTTTTGGAAAAGGATATGAATTGTATTTCAATGACGATTATGGAAATCTAGGGATTACCTATTTAGATCCAAGAGAAGGTTTCATGGTTTATGATGAATCAACAGTTCAGAAACCAAGATATTTTGTAACTTATCAGATTGTAGACGAGGTTATGCGTGGATATATCTACGACAAAACATATAAATATGAGTTCAACGATAAAGGTGGCCTTCATGTGTTTAATGGCATAGAGCATGGATTCAACGATATTCCTGCAACCGAATTTATTGAAAACGAAGAACGTATGTCTATTTTTGAATCAACATACAGTTTGATCAATGCCTATAACAAAGCAATGTCAGAAAAGGCAAATGATGTTGATTATTTCGCAGATGCCTATTTAAAAATCCTGGGTCCAAAATTAGAAGAGTCGGATTTGGTACACATTCGTGACAATCGAACAATTAACTTTGAGTCAATGGATGGAAGTGGTGATGGAATTGTAGTTGATTTTATGTCAAAGCCAAATGCAGATGCAACACAGGAAAATCTGATCAACAGATTGGAACGTTTAATCTTCCAAAACTCAATGGTAGCCAACATCAATGATGAGAACTTTGGAACATCATCAGGTATTGCTTTGAGATATAAACTTCTTTCTATGTCAAACCTGGCAAAAGCGAAAGAGCGAAAGTTCACGTCTGGAATGAATCGTAGATATCGAGTCTTATTTAGTAACGCAATCACACATCGTTCTGAGAATGACTGGCTTGAGGTTGAATACAAGTTTACACAAAATTATCCTGCAAACTTATTAGAAGAAGCACAGACTGCTGCACAATTATCAGGAATCGAGTCTCACGAAACCCAGTTGTCGTTTATCTCGGCAGTTGAGGATACGAATGCAGAAATGGAACGTATCAAAAAGGAAGATGAGAATGATATGGTAGAAACTGAAAACCGAATCTTCCAATATGACGAGGATTCACAAAACGATGAGCAGTAATACATATTGGCGAGATCGTGAGCTTGAATGGAAAAAGAAACGCTTAAAAGATGAAAAGCAATATGCGGATGAGATACAAGAAATATATGCAAACATGATGGATTCGGTTGAAAAGGAAATCGAATCCTTTTTTAGTCGCTATGCAAATAAAGAAAACATTACTATGGCAGAAGCTAAAAAAAGAGTTTCAAACATAGATATTGAGGCATATAAAAGAAAAGCTAAAAAGTACGTAAAGGAAAAGAACTTTTCAGATGAAGCCAATGAACAGATGCGATTGTATAACCTTGTAATGAAAGTCAACCGATTGGAGCTTTTAAAAGCAAACATTGGATTAGAGCTTGTGGCAGGTCATGACGAATTGAAATCTTATACTGGACAAAAGCTTGAAGGAGCCTATTTAGAAGAACTCAAACGTAATGCATCTATCTTAGGCGATACAGTGATTGACAATGCGAAGATGGCCAAAACAGTAGCAGATTCATCTTTTAAGAATGCAACCTTTTCAGAACGAATTTGGGTAAATCAAGACCAGCTAAAAAACAGTTTATCCAGTGTTCTATCCAGTGCATTGATTCAAGGCAAGAATCCTAGAGAGTTTATACCTCAGATACGAAAGAAATTCGATGTATCAAGATGCAATGCAGAAAGATTGTTGCGAACAGAAATTGCACGAGTTCAAACACAAGCACAGGCAGAATCTTACGAAGCTAACGGAATAGATGAGTATGAATATGTAGCCTGTGGCTTAAAAGATGTGTGTCCATTGTGTAAAGAAGTGGATGGTAAAACATTCAAGCTTAAAGACATGGAAATTGGAAAAAATGCACCACCTATCCATCCAAATTGTCATTGTGCGCTCGCACCACATTCAGACCGTAAGGAGTATGAAAAGTGGCTAGATGGCCTAGCAAATGGAGATCACAGTTTAAGGTTTGACGAGTGGAAAGAACAATTTTATGCAATTAACAAAGTAAGCAGCAAACTAGGTGATAGAAAAGTATGTATTACTGAGCAAGCCATAGATAAAGTTAAACAAGTCGAATTTGAAGGATTGTTAGATTCTGTTGGATTACAAGAATTACATAGAGAACTTTTAAGAAAGTCAATGGGAGATAACGATAGCAATGAAGTTCTGACAATAGTTAATGTAAATGATTATAATCAGAAAGTTATTACCTTTGGCTCAGAAAGAAGCGTGATGCCAAGTAAAAACATTGAAGCACTTACTATGATGCAAAAAAGTAAATATCAATCTGTTTACTGGCTTCATAATCATGGTTTTACAAATGAGTTTTCTTATAATGATTTAGGATGTTTTTATGATGAACGAATAAAGGCGTTAACCATTGTTACAAACAAAGGAAAAATTGCAGTTATTAATAAAACAAAAAAATATAGCGTTCAAAAATTTCGTGATATAATTATAGAAGAAAGAGGAAAATACGAGAATCCCATTGACCATTCCGATGAAATAGCAAAAGCTATTTTAAGAAGACATAACGAATGTGGGATTCAGTGGATAAGGTGATGAATATGGAACCTAATAGACCATTAATTATTCCAAAGGAACTAATGAGTCCCGATGCAGAAACAAAGAAAAATTGGGATTTATTTGATGATATGCTTAAGCAAACGGAAGAATTGATTAAATCAGGAAAATTGGATTAAGTTTAATATTGAATAAGCCGATAAGTGTCGGCTTTTTTACTTATAGCGAAAGGAGATACTATTATGGCTAGTAATGATATGCAGGTATTGATGTACAAGATTTTAAAGTATTTATATGAATGTATGAAACTTGGTAAAGAAGCAAGGCTAGAAGACTTTTCATATAATTCCAAACTCTTTGATATCCCTAAAAACTATTGGTTGGAAATTATTTGCACATTAGTAACCCATGGCTACATCAAAGGATTTAAGGTATATGAGAACAAGTATAAGGATGTTAAACTTTATATAGAAAACGACCCGCCATTCAAGATTACCTATGAAGGTGTTATCTTTTTGGAAGAAAACAGTGGCATGAAAAAAGCATCTGAATTTGTAAAAGATTCTTTTAACGTCGTGCTATCTTCTTTGTTGGGTGTTATTCTATAGAAAAAATATGACATATTTATGGGCACTCAAACGAGTGGCCTTTTATTATGCAAGGGAGTGATACTATGTGATAAAAATTAAGATTAAACAGACAGAAAGTGATTGCCTGATTGAAGTACATGGCCATGCGCATTACGCTCCGATAGGAAAAGATATCGTCTGCAGCGCTATCTCGGTACTATTTGCGACATTGGCCAATTCAATCGACGAAACATCCGATGCACTTTGCAGATATTACGAGCCTGATAAAGATAGCAAGACGTTGTATATCTCGGGTTTGGACCTTGCTGGAGAGTTAGCAATTAATTTCTTCAGAATAGGCTGCAAAGGCACAGAAGAAGCATATCCTGAATGTGTGGAACTGAGAGATGTGTAATCACAAATATTTGGAGCGTGTCGAAAAAGTTTATTTTGACAAGTGGCTAGAGTGCATCGTTGAAGTACGTAATCAACGGTGCATTTTTTGTGGAAAAGCCAAGACTTACAAAGCCTACATATCCACACTACCAAACAAGACCAAGCATTCACGTCGTTAAACTGTATGGGTTACAGGCCAAGCATTTAAGCCTTAAAAAGATATGGGAAATGACAAGCAAAGTCAGAAAAATAGGAGGAAATATAAATATGAAAAAATTCAATTACAGACTACCTTTTTACTTACAACTTTTTGCAGATGAAACTTCAAATGAGAATGAGAGTACAGAAACAAAAGATACTCAATCAACTGAAGGGCAAGACAACCAAGAAAAAGACAAATCATCTGAAAAGAAATATTCAGATAAAGATTTGGATGCGATTCTTGATAAAAGATTTGCACGTTGGAAAGCCGATCAGGAAAAAGAAAAAGCAGAAGCTAAGCGCTTAGCCGACATGAATGCACAAGAACGAGCAGAAGCAGAACGTGATAAAGTACAAAAAGAGTTAGATGAATTGAAAGCAAAAAATGCGATTGCAGAAATGACAAATGAAGCACGCAAAATGTGCACAGAGCACAATATTAACGTTGGTGATGACCTTTTATCTGTTCTAGTTAATCAAGATGCAGATAAAACAAAGAAAGCGGTTGATGCATTTGTTAAGATGTTTGAATCTGAAGTAGATAAAGCAGTTAAAGAAAAACTGAAAGGCAATGGTCCTAAACGAGGAGGTTCAAACAAAGGGGTGACTCGTGAATCAATCTTGAATATCACTGATCCAATGGAAAGACAACGCATGATTGCGGAAAATATGGATTTATTCCAGTAAATAGAAAGAGGTTAATTACATATGAAAAAAATTTATAAAGGCATGAACTTACAAATGTTTGCAGCACCTACAGGATTAACAGGAGCAGATAACATCCAAGTTAGAGCACATGAAATTGATTTTGTTACTAGTTTTGGAAAGAATATCCAAGCTTTATTGGATATCTTAGGAATCATTCGCCCAATTCGTAAAGCAAATGGTTCTGTTTTAAAAACAAAGAAAGTAACAGGAACATTACAGGATGGAAAGGTAGCAGAAGGTGAATCTATTCCATTAAGCGAATACAAAGTTGAAGAAGAAGTATTCGATACAATTCGAATCGAGAAATTCCGTAAAGCCGTATCTATTGAAGCAATTGCAGAGAAAGGATATGAAACTGCAGTATCTGATACTGACGAACAGTTCCGTATTGATTTGCAAGATGACATCACTAATCGCTTATATAAACAGTTGAATTCAGGTAGCTTAGTAGGACATGAAGCTACTTGGCAAATGGCTATCGCAATGGCAATCGGTAATGTTAAACACAAATTCCAACAAATGAAACGAAATACCACTGGTATTGCTGTGTTCGTAAATACTTTGGATGCTTATCGCTATTTAGGAGAAGCCAATGTATCTATGCAGACCGCTTTCGGTTTGACTTACATTAAAAACTTCTTAGGAGCTGATATTGTATTCTTAACAGATCGAGTAGCTGAAAAAACAGTAGTAGCCACTCCAATGAACAACATCATCGCATATTATGTAGATCCAAGTGATTCTGAATTTGTAAAAGCAGGACTTTCATATACTACAGATAGCACTACTGGCTTCTTAGGATTCCATGTAGAAGGTAACTATGATCGTGCTATTTCTGATATGTTCGCTATTATGGGATTACGTTTAATGTGTGAATATCAAGATGCAATTGCACACTTTGCAGTAGGCGATGCAAATACTCAAACATTGCGTAATTTAACATTAACGGCTTCTAAAGGTGAAGAAACAGGAACAACAAAAGTAGCGGTTGCAGAACAGTTACAATCCATGAAGAACAAATTCAAATATAAGGTTGGAGCTTCTGAAGATACTGTTGCTTATGGTGCAGATGTAAAATCATGGAAGAACTTCGAAGAAGGAGCAGATATTAAAGCAGAAGCAACTAATCACTGTACTGTAGTTGAATGTGATCAAAACTATAAAGCAGTTTCAAAAGGCGATGTAGTTGTTGATTTAAAGGCATAGGTGATTGAATATGTCGACAACAACCGTATTAAATGATGTAAAACTGCTTCTTGGTTTGCAAACTGATGATGAAAAGCTAGATACCATTGTAAGACTTACGGAAAGTCGACTCAAAGCGCTTCTAAGCGTCCAAATCATACCTGACGAACTAGAATATATCATTACTGAAGTGTCCATCAAACGCTTTAATAGGATTGGTTCTGAGGGTGTTCAAACACATTCAGTTGAAGGGGAGTCAATGTCATTTAATGATGATGACTTCTCTTCTTTCTCTTCTGAGATTAAATCTTGGAGAGATGAGCAAGCCAATCAAAACAAAGGAAAGGTTCGGTTCTTATGAGGTACGATAAGCCTATTTACTTTCAAAGATTTGTGCAAGGTTCTTATAACGAGAATACAGGCAACTATGAAGATGATTCGCTTGTAGAAGAAATGGTAATGGCTTCCGTAATGGATACAAGAACTGAAACTATGATGCAGGTATACGGACAAATCAGACAAGGAAGTCTTACTTGTCATATACAGAACATCTATCAAAAGCCTTTTGATCATATTCGAATCGGTACAAAAAAATACAAAGTTGATTATTCAAGAAGACTCCGTACAAAGGAGTCTTTTATTCTGTCTGAGGTGCAATAGATGGCAAAAGTTGAAATAAGAGGATTAGACAAACTGCAGAAGAAGCTAAAAAAGAATTGTTCTTTGGAAGATGTGAAAACAGTGGTCAAACAAAACGGTATAGAATTGCAAAGTAAAACTGTTAGCAATGCAGTATTTACAAAAAGGTATTCAATAGGAGCAACCAAAAGAAGTATCAGAGGTGAAACACGTGATGGAGGATTCACATACGCAGAAGGTCCAACAACATATTATGCACCTTATGTTGAGTTTGGAACACGTTTCATGGACGCTCAGCCTTTTGTTAGGCCTGCGTTTAAACAACAAGTACCAGCCTTTAAATCTGATATGAAGAAACTAGTTAAGTAGGTGATGATATGGATTCGCAGCAGGAATTATTTAGTGCGTTACTAGTGCAATTAAAAAAAGAGTTAAAGAGTAAAGGAATTAGCGTATATGATACGTTCCTTCCATGTGAAGGGACACCATATCCATATGTTTATATCGGTAGCAGCCAACTTGTTGATGATTATGGAAATAAAACAATGATTCTAGGTACTATCACACAAGTTGTGGATGTATGGCACAACAATCCTAGGAAGCGTGGAGAATTGTCTGAAATCATGCAAATCATTAAGGAAGTAGCTAGACAGATTAATCACACAAACAACTTTGCTTTTATGATCCAAAATATCAACCAACGGATATTGTCGGATTCAAGTACAGGAGCACCATTGATGCATGGTGTTCTAGAGTTGGATTTCAAGATTACAGGAGGAAAGAAATAATGAAATTTGATTTACAAATGTTCGCAGATAAAGTAATTGAAGCGGTAAATGGTAAGCAGCTTATTTATCTTTTCAGAGTTGCAAAAGATTCAAAGAAAGAAAATGCTAGCGCAATTGCTTTCCCAACAGAAAACGAACGAAACGTTACAAAAGATGCAGATACAACTGCTACAAAAGATGGAACTATTCGTACACCATCAGTGGCAGAAATTGAAATCACATCGACATCTATTATGCCAAAAGGTGATGCAATCATTGATAAATTAGAAAAGGCTATGTTGGCAGATGAATTAGTCGAATGTTGGGAAGTAAACCTAGCGGAAGAAGGAACTGAAACAAATGTCGGTAAATTTAAAGCCAAATACTACCAAGGATATTTAACAGAATGCTCGATTTCATCTGAAGCAGAAGGCTCTGTGGAAGTTGATTTAACGTTTGGAGCAAATGGAAATGGTGCAGATGGATATGCATCAGTAACTAAAGAACAACAGGAAATCGCATCTTACGTTTACAAAGATGTAACTAAAGAAACAGAAAGCGTATAGAACATAGGGGCAGAAAAGCCCCTTTTATATTTGTATTTAGAAAGTGAGGACTTTGAATGAGTAAATACATGGAAATTGAAGTAAATGGAGAAATTTATAAACTAGTAGCAGGATTTGGGTTCTTGCACGAGGTAAACAAAAAAGTAACTGTAGATGTACCTAATACAGGCAAGAAAAAAGAAGTAGGCTTGAAATTTATGGTTGCAAGCATCATCGATGGTGATATTGATGCATTAGCAGATTGCATTTTCTACATGAATGTAGGACAAACACCAAGATTAAAGAAAGCGGATGTCGAAAGTTATCTAGAAGACGTTGATGATATCGACAAAGTTTTTGAGGATGTAATTAATTTTTTATCTCAAGCGAATGCGTGCAAGAAAGAAGTGAAACCACTAGTGAGCACGCAGGAAGCAGAGAAGAAGTAGAAGAAACATTCAATGAATTTTACGAACGTGTCGCTATGACTTGTTTTAGGTATCTAGGATTCAAAAACTTGGATCAGGTAGATAATATTACCCCTTACGAATATCGGCTTTTAATGAAGTCTAAAGAACTTCGAATCGTGGATAAACAGTACGAAATACACTTGCAAGCTTATTTAAATATGTCAGCGCAAGCAAGAAGGCGAGCAGGTAAAAACATGAAACCTGTTTATACGAAATTCGATAAATTCTTTGATTATCAAAAGCAGTTGGACAGAGTTATGGGTATTAAGAAGAAAAGCAAGTTTGATGGCTTAGCACAGTTCATAAAAGAACAAAAGAAGGAGGGATAACAATGGCTGAAAGTTTTAGTGTCGAGGCTATATTGTCGGCAACCGACAAGAATATGACCTCAACAATGAAAAAAGCTTTAGGATCGTGTCAGTCGTTTGGCGATAGGGTTAAATCTATTGTGGCTGGTGTTGGAATCACTAAAGTTATAGGAACGTCTATGAACGTTCTAAGTTCATCTCTTGATGGAGCTATAGACAGATTTGATACCATGCAATCCTATCCAAAAGTTATGAAGTCTTTGGGATTTGCGTCTGAACAATCTCAAAAGAGTGTCGCAAAGTTAAATCAGTCGGTACAAGGACTACCTACATCATTAGCAGATGTTGTTACTACATCTAAGTCTTTGGCGGCAGTTACAGGTAATATTGATAAGGCTACAGATACTACTATTGCATTGAACCATGCTTTTTTATCCAGTGGAGCTAGTTCTGTAGATGCATCACGTGGTTTACAACAGTATTCACAAATGCTTGCTAAAGGTACAGTAGATATGCAATCATGGAGAACATTACAGGAAACAATGGCACCTGCATTGACAAAGGTTGCAAAAAAACTAGGTATTGCGAGTGGAAATACAAATGAATTGTATGAAGCATTGCAGAACGGAACTATTTCATTTGATCAATTGAATGATGCAATGATTGAGTGTGATACAGAAACAGGTGGATTTGCAGAAACTGCATTAGAAGCTTCTAAAGGTATCAAAACGTCCATGACCAACATCAAAAGCGCAGTGCAGAACCTTGAACAAGGGTTCATGTCTGCAATGAATAACATGTTGAAATCAAAAGCTATGGGCGGATTAGTTGACAATCTCGAAAAGATTAAATCAAAAATCTATGAATTCAGAAATTCAATTATGGAAACTAAGGACGATGGTTTAACATGGGATTTTAAACCAGGAGTCATGGAGAATGTATCAAAAGCTATGGATTGGCTTGCAGACAGAGCAAACAATGCTAAAAACATGATAAAGCAATTCTATGATGGATTCATGAAAACAGATGCCGTACAGAACGCGATTACAATGTTCGACAAAATCAAAGATGCTATCGGAAATGTAATGGATAAATTACAGGATAGCAAAGTCTTTGAACAGTTAGGACAGGATATTGGAAATATCATTGCAAAAGTAGAAGATGTAACAAGTAAGATTGCAGATTTTGTAGCTAATCTGAAAACGGAAGATGTCAAGAAGTTTGCAGGAGCAGTCAAATTATTGGCAGGAGCATTTGTTGGAATTAAAGTTGGAAGCAAAGTTTCCAACATGATTAGTGGAGTCGTTGGCTCTGCAAAGAGTGGCTATTCAAAGCTAAAATCAATCATGGATAAAATCAAAGGCGTTGGAGGTACAGAAGGTGCTCCAACATCTAGCCCATCTTCAAGTGGTGTACCTGATATTGGAAATGCAAGTATACAAACTGCACAAAAAACATCTAAAGCGGCTCAGATTATTAATTCTGCGTTTGAAGGAATTTCTAATGTTATTTCTTCTGTGTGTGAAGGAGCAAAAGGAATTATTACCAGTCTAGGAGATGCAATTAGTAATGTATTCGAAGGGCTTGGAAATGGAATTAAATCCGCATTAGAAGGAGTCGGTACTGTTATTGAATCATTTGGTACTGCAATCAGTACAGTAGCGCAAGGGATCGGCCAGGGTTTAGCAACTGCATTTACAGGTTTAGGAACTGCAATTGCAATGGTACCACCTACTACATGGTTAGCGTTGGCAGCGGCTATTCTTGCCACTGGTGCTGCTATGGCATTAGTCGGTTCACAAGGTGAAGGCTTGCAAATGGTTCTCGAAGGTGTTGCAGATGTTGTCTCTGCTTTTGGCCCAGTTATTAAAGATGTTTTTGAAGGGATTTCAAATGTGATTCAATCATTTGGTGAAACAGTAAGTGGAATCTTGGACTCTGTAGCAGGAGTAATTGAATCTATTGGACAGTCTGCATTAAATGCAGGTAAAGGTTTCAAGCAACTAGCAAATGGAATCAAGATTATTACGAGCCTTAACTTAATTGATATGGGAGCTAGTCTAGGAGCGGTAGCTGTAGGAATTGGAGCTATTGCAACTGCATCAAGTGGAATGGGCGATACTGGTGCTCAAATGATGGCATTAGCAACCGCATTAACAATGATCGTATCAACTCAAGCAGGTATTGAATCATTATCGGCAACAATTCCATCATTATCAGATGCTTTAAGCTCATTAAGCGGAGTTTCAGAACCATTAACAGTTGCAAGTGGAGCTATGACTGCATTTGCAGGAGCTATTGCACCAGTTGCAAGTTCTGTAATGGCTACTGCAGCAAGTATTGCGGTGTTAGTTACAGTAGCTTCAACAATTAGCAGTGCATTTACAAGTGCATCTAGTGCATCAGTAACTTCTATCAATGCAATTGTTACTGCAATGACAAATGCAGAAGCAAAAGCAACGACATCAGGAACCGCAATGGGAACTAACTTTACTAAAGGGTTAGGTAGTGGTCTTAAAACAGGTGTATCAGTTGCAAAAAGTTCTTGTCAATCAATTATATCTGCATTTAATTCATGTCAATCACGAGCAGAATACTGTGGCCGTATGATTGGTCAAGGTTTAGCAAATGGATTAAGAGCAAGCGAAGGTTCTGTTAGAGCAGCGGCCGCTAGTTTAGCAGCTGCTGCAGATGCTGCAATCCAAGCAAAAGCGAAAATCGGTTCTCCTTCTAAAGTTGCTAGAAAAGATGGTATGTGGATTGGAAAAGGTTTAGTTATAGGCCTTGAATCCATGTATTCTGACGTAAAAAGAGCTTCAGAGGATTTATTATATCTCCCAATGGTAGATGCTCCTAAAATGGCTTTTGGAGGGGTCGTAAGCGACATGAATCCTGAGTACGAATACACAAGCAATGCTCAATTAACGATTGAAACACCACTTTATATCAATGATCGTGAATTTGCACGTGCAACATATAGAGCGAATCAGAATGAGTTTGATAGACACTCTAAATTCAACGAAAGATTGCGAGGTAACAAGTAATGTATGCATTTGTAGATACAGTGAACAGTGGCATTGTCGGTACTAACCTACCGACAGAAGCCATGTCATATAATGGCGTATATTTAGAAAATGAAATTGATGGTTATCGAACACTTTCTGTAACAGGTCGTGAGTTAATGGAATCAGAAGTTACGGATCAAGAAATTGATGGAATGGATGGCTCTTATTACAGATATAAAACTACACCTGCAAGAACGATTACTGTTAGGTATCAATTATTAGCTAGAGGAAGCAGAGAATTTCGAGAAGCTTATAACAAGATGAATAAATTGTTGAGTGGTGAGCAAGTAAAAGTCATTTTTAACGATGAAAGCGATAAGTATTTCATTGGAACAAAGACTTCAAATACACAGGTTGATGGCGGAAGCAACAACGTGATTGGTGAGATTGAAATCTATTGCTCAGACCCTAGAAAATACTCAACTACAGAAAAAGAATTTACTGCAACTGATGGAGTGCTAAACATTGTCAATGAAGGAACTGTACCAGTTAGTATTGATTATGATGTTCAGACAACATCTGAAACAGGATATATTGGTTTGGTATCTGAAGAAGGAGTCATGCAGTACGGAAAAATCGAAGAATTGGATGGTGAGACGTACAAACAAAGTGAATGGTTAGCATCTATTGATGATTTTTATAAATGTTCAGATGATATTGGTGGTACGGATGTAATGCATCCAAGTTATGGAACAAATGGAACACTAGCTGAGCATACTTGGTTTGATAAAAAGTTTATAGGTTTAGGCTCTGCTGGAACAAAAAAAGGGAATGCGAATGGTGGATTAAGGACACTTGTATTACCTGCAGATTCAAGTGGAGATAAGAGTGGTGCTCAGAACTTCTATTGTTGGTTTCATTTGTGTTTTTATGCGGGTCTTATGGGACAGACTGGTGAAATGTGTATCAACTTCTTGACTGAAGATGATAAATTGATTTGCGGATGTAATTGGTACAAGACAGACGCAATCGGTAATACTGGTCACTATGAAATATGGGCAAATGGTAAGGTTTTGAAGAATTGGGGATTTACCACATCTCATTTACAAGCTCAGAATCCATTTTATTACAAATGGGGAAGTTGCGACATTTTAAAAGAAGGAGCAAACATCAGATTTTTCTTCTGGGCAAACTACTACAACTTCTATATTCCAGAAATCGAAAACATGAAGTGTGCAACGATTCAAATTGCAGTTAAGCAATGGGATGAACGAGGTGGTAACAAGTTCATGAGTATGATAGGTTTTGATACTATTGATTTTGAAAAAATGAATGTTGAAAAATGGAAGGATATTCCTAATAGGTATCCTAATGGAACAAATATCACGATTGATGGTAAATCATCTCATGTTTATGTGAATGGAATGGCTAGACCGGAAGATGAGGTGTTAGGTACACAATATTTTAAAGCACCAGTTGGAACGTCAGAAGTTAAAGTTACGTGCTCAGAATGGACAAAATCTCAACCGATTGTAAAAGCTAAAATAAGGGAGGCATGGTTGTAATGGAACAAATTAGAATAGCGGTATTAAGTCCTTATAATAAGGTATTAACTTTTCTAGACAACACTGTGCCTAGTGCTATGCATTATTTTGATGAGATTTTGCATACGTATTTAAAAGGTTCGGCATATACATTTGAATTTACAACGATGACTGCACATGATGATGCAGTCTTTTTAGTTGAAGGAAACAAGCTAAGTTTTAAACGCAAAGGTAAAGACTATCATTTAACGATCATGAGTGTCGAAAAAGGTGGTGATACTACAAGTGTTACCGCCTATGGTCTTTGCCTTGAATTAACAAACGAGTATGTAGGCGAATATAAAGCTACTAGACCAATGGAAATCATTGAATATATCCACTCATTTGGATTTGAGCAAGCTTTTGTTGTCGGTAAGAATGAAGTGAGAAACAAACATCTTACGCACGAATGGACAGGTACAGATACAGTACTTGCAAGACTGTATTCAATCGCAAATGTATTTGATGCAGAATTAGAGTTCGTAACTCAATTGAATGACGATTATTCTTTGAAGAATGTTGTGTTGAATATTTATCGAGCACATTCAGATTCGATTCAAGGTATGGGAAGTGACAAGCGTAGTACGATATTAAGGTATCCAAACGATGTGTATGGAATCACGAAAACAAGTGATATTACTGAATTATATACCGCAATTCGTCCAACAGGAACAAATGGATTGCAATTGAACTCAATCAGTGGCCGAACTGTTAAGGATTCGAATGGAAATGTTTTGTATAAAGTTCAAGGTAACAATATACTAGCCCCTCAATCTAGAGACAGATTCCCTTCAACGTTGATCACAAATCATTCAAATGATATGTACGCAGTGCAAATTTGGTCTTATGAAACTGAAAATGTAGAAACGTTGTACGGTCAAGCTTTAGCTCAATTGAAAAAGAACTGTGTCCCTAAAGTTACTTACGATGTTGACGCATATATTGATGGTGATATTGGTGATACGTTCACAATCGAAGACGCAGAGTATAGTCCTACATTGTATTTAGAAGCACGAATCACAGAACAAGAGATTTGTTTTACGGATTCCGAGAAGTGTAAGACTATTTTCGATAACTTTGAAGAAAAACAATCACAGATTAGTTCGGCTCTTATTTCAGAAATGAACAAGATGATTGAATTGAAGAAGGTTTACGAAGGTTCAATCGTATCTTCAAATGGCGTTTTGTTTAAGACGGATTCAGATTCAACTAAATTGACTGCATTGGTAAAGGATGATGGGGTTGATATCACATCTAAGTATTCAATTACATGGTTCAAGGATGATGAGCAATTATCAACAAGCCAAACAATCACAGTCAACGCTTCAGATTTCACAGAAAAGGCCGTATACAGATTCAAAGCCATGAGTGGTGAAATACTTAAAGCAAGTGCAGAAGTCACTGTAATGCGATTACAGGATGGTCAGAATGGAACGAGTGCATATGTGCATATTGCCTATGCCAACAGTTCAGATGGTCGTGTTGACTTTAGTTTGACAGATTCAAATCGTAAATTTATTGGTCAGTATTCTGACTCAAAACAGTATGGTTCTGATGATCCAACCAAATACCGATGGTCAACGATCAAAGGTGAAGATGGTCAGTCATTTGTGAGTGCCGAAGAACAGTTCTATTATTCGACTTCTCAAACCGAATTAATCGGTGGTGAGTGGTTCGTTGGTAATGTGGTTTATCAGTCAGATAAATTCCTTTGGAAAAGATGGAAGTGTACGTATGCCAATCCAAGTGAAATCAAGTACACGAAAGCTATATTTGACAACACTTGGAATGAGATTGATGCAAAGATTGGTGTAATCCATACACAAGTATCGGAAGCTAACAATCAATCTAAAGAAGCAGTCAATAAAGCAACACAAGCTCAAACGACTGCAAGTAAAGCGAATGAATTGGCTAACGCTGCTAACACTCAATCGAGTGAAGCTAAGCAACTAGCACAAGATGCGAATACTAGCACTGGTAAAGCACAAGAACAGATTGATGCAATTAATACAGATATTGCAGATTCAAAAAAGCAAATTCAAGGTGCGGTTGACCAAGCAAATGCAAATGCTAAAGAAATTGATACAGTTAAAGAAACATATGCTACAAAAGTTGATTTAACAAATGAATCAAAATCAATCCATGCAGATGTTACGACTGAAATTGAAAAGAAGGTCGGTGAGCTATCGACTACAGTTTCACAGACTTATGCTTCTAAGAGTGATTTAACAACACTTGAAGGTAGTGTGAACACTCAATTTAAACAAACTGCAGATACAATATCAACTCAAGCAAGATCGATTGAAAAGCTGCAGTCTGATACAACTCAAGCTCAGAAAGATATTACTGATGCAACAAAGAAAGCAACAGATGCTCAAGCTCAAGCGGATAAAGCTTTAGGTAACGCTCAGAATGCTCAAACTCTAGCAGATGAAGCTAAAAAGAAAGCAGACAGTGCTCAATTAAATTTAGATAGTGCTAACAAAGAGTTAGCGGATGCAAAAGCGAATTTAGAGACAGTTACAGGTAGAGTTGATGCCACAGAAGGCGAAATCACAAAAGCCCAAACTCGATTAACCAATGCAGAGTCTGCAGTCAAGAAAGCTCAAACTGATGCATCTACTGCTCAAAGTAATGCACAGACTGCAATCGACAATGCTAAGGCTGCACAAACAACTGCAGATACTGCTAAAGCCAATGCAGAACAAGCACAGAAAGATTTGAACGCTTTAACAAATCGTGTTACCAAAACTGAAACTGCAATTAAACAAAATTCAGAAAAAATAACAATACAAGCCGAGTCTGTAACAGAGATTAAAGGAATTGCGAGCAGTGCAAACAGTAATGCATCAAGTGCATTAAATAAAGCCAATAGTTTAACTGATCGTGCTAATAGTGGCGAATTTGATGGTCGAGGTGTGGCAAGTACAACTGTTGAGTATCAAGCTTCTACTTCTGGAACTACTGTGCCTACAGGAACATGGTCTGCTACGATTCCTACTGTTGCTCAAGGCTCATATTTATGGACAAAGACTACAACTAACTATACAAGTGGTACTCCTACTGTTGGATATTCTGTAGCTCGTATGGGTGTAAATGGTGCGAAAGGTGACAAAGGCGAAACAGGACAAACAGGTCCACAAGGACCACAAGGCTTGAAAGGCGATACGGGTTTGCAAGGTCCCAAAGGTGCAACAGGTCCTCAAGGTGCTACTGGGCCTCAAGGTCCTAAAGGAGCTGATGGAAAATCTCCAACTGTATCTGTTAGTAAAAGTGGAAACACTACAACTATTACAGTGAACAATCCTGATGGCACAAAAACTAGTCAAACTGTAAAAGATGGAACAAATGGGACTCCTGGTAAAGATGGAGCTACAGGAAAAACAACATATTTTCATGTTAAGTATTCAAATGATGGTGGTAAAACATTTACTTCTAATTCAGGAGAAACTGTAGGTGATTACATTGGTACTTATACAGATTTTGTTGAAGCTGACTCTACTTCAGTTTCAAGTTATACATGGGCCAAAATAAAAGGAGCTCAAGGAGATAGAGGAGCCACTGGTGCCACAGGAGAACGTGGACCGCAAGGAGTACAGGGATTAAAAGGAGATGTTGGTCCTCAAGGTCCTCAGGGATTGAAAGGTGATAAAGGCGCTACGGGAGCTCAAGGTCCTCAAGGTATTCAAGGTCCGCAAGGAGTCCAAGGTGTCAAAGGAGCGACAGGTGCTCAAGGGCCGACTGGTCCTACTGGTGCGACTGGTACTGGTGTAGCTAGTATGACTCAACAATATTACATGAGCGATTCAAAAACTACTCAAACTGGCGGCTCATGGGTTGAATCAATGCCAACGTGGTCAAATGGTAAATATTTATGGACTCGGTATAAAGTCGTTTATAAGAATCCTGCTTCAACGACTTATACAACACCAGTTTGTGATAGTTCATGGGAAGCAGTAAATGAAGAAACTATTAAGCGACAATCTGCAATTGAGACTAAAGCAAATGAAATTACTTCAAAAGTTTCAGAAACTTACGTGTCAAATTCTGCATTTGAACATTATCAAAAGGATATATCATCACAGTTTACTCAAACAAAGAAGGACTTTACGTGGTCAATCAATCAATCGGTAACTGATGCTAAGAATGAGATGAGCGGTCAAATCGACAGTGTAAATGGTCGTATTGATGGTTTGAAGAAAACTACAGACAACGTAAACAATTACATGAGCTTTGACAACGATGGATTAACTCTAGGTAAATCAGACAGTGCATTTAAAACTAAGATTACAAATCAAGAATGGTCGATTCAAAAGAATGGTGCGAAAGTTACTTATATAAACGATCAAACAATGTACATTACAGATGGACAATTTACGCAGTCTTTAAAAATCGGTAACTTTGGCTTTGTTCCAAGAGCAAATGGCTCTTTGGACTTTAAAAAGATAAGGTAGGTGATTGAATGGCACAATTTAGTGGAAGCATAGGAATAAGTACAGGGCAGACAGATAAGTATTCATTATTATTAGATGTTTCAGAGAAATCTTATTCAATTGAAAATAACACATCTCAAGTTGAGTGGTGGGCTGGTATCCGTTCGAACACTGCATACCATAATCATTACGGATTGTCAGAAACGTATAAAGTTGTAATCAATGGAACGACTGTACACAATGCAGTACATACACCTACAGTAAACAGTGGCGCTACTGTATGGGTAGCAAGTGGGACAACTACTGTATCACACAATGCAGACGGTTCTAAATCAATATCAGTAAGCGCGTCTTTTAACAATGCAGACAGAGGAACGTATTTACCAACGACAGGATCATGTAGTGGTAGCTTAAAATTAACAACAATACCACGTGCAACTACTCCATCAATTGATAAACCGAGTTTAGATTGTGGTAGTGCAATTAAGATTAGTGGTACAAGTGCATCAAGTAATTTCAGTCACAAAGTTTATGTAACTTGGAATGGAACAAAAACACAAATAGGAACAATAGCTAGTGGTACTACAACTCCTAGCTTTTCTTATACCATTCCTACCGATTGGGAAAAGAATATTCCTGATTCAACAAGCAGTATCGCTACGTTTACTTTAGAAACAATCAGTGGTTCAACGTCAGTCGGCTCTAAAACAGTAAATGCGACAATTAAAGTAAGAAGTGGTGTCGTTCCTAGTATCGGAACTGTATCAATATCTGATACAAATTCAATTTGCGCAGGAATAGGTCAATATGTTCAGAGTCAATCAAAGTTAAAATTCACGATTGCTACAAGTGGTAATCAAGGCTCAACGATCACATCAGTATCGACTAAATTCAATGGCCAAACGTACAATGGTAGCACGTTCACAACTCAAGCGATTCAAAACAGTGGTACGCTATCATACACAATCACAGTTACAGATTCACGTGGTAGAACTGCTACTAAGAGTGGTTCAATAAATGTAGTTGCATATAACCCACCTAGTTTGACTAATGTAAGTGCAAAGCGTGCTAATTCTAGTTATGCAATTGATGAATCAAGTGGAACGTATGCTTTATTGCATTTTAAAGTCGGTTTTACAAGTTTATCGAATAAGAATGTAACATCATTCTATATTCAGTATCGAGCAAGTGGTGCTAGTTCATGGAATAAGATTAATTCGTGGACTAACAATTACACATTGAATCAAGATTACAAAGCAGGTAATTTATTTACCTCGACAACGATAACGTATGAAATTGCATTCGGTGTTAAAGATAAATTCATGAGTGATTATTCTTGGCAAATTGTAACAGTAACACCTACTTACACGTTGATTAACTTTGGTAAAGATGGAAAATCGCTTACTTTCTTCGGTCAAGATGGTAATAATGCAAACCGATTAACTGTGAATGGCGACTTAGTATCAAATAAATACAAATTCAGTTCAGTGAGTGAAAATACATCATCAACTCACGTGTTGGTGGAGAATGGTAATGAAATTCAATATCGTGATTGGAATAAATTAGTTAATTCAATCAAGAGTGCGATGTATCCAGTAGGCTCAGTTTATATAACTTACAACAATGCCAATCCTGGTACATTCTTAGGTGGCACATGGGAACGCTTTGGGCAAGGTCGAACGCTAGTCGGTGAAGGCACAGGAAACGATGGTAGTACAAGTATGTCTTTTACTGCCAATAGCACTGGCGGTGAATATAAACATAAGTTAACTGTAGATGAGATGCCTAGACATAATCACGCAGTATACATTCAAAATACTACAGCTAACCCACAAACAAATGCTCCAAAATGGACAACAGCGTTACCTAACAGTTGGAAACAATATACGTCTGAAGCAAAATTGTTTAGCCCAAGTAGTGGCCTTAAAGGTAATGATGCATTTCATAACAACATCCAACCTTATATCACTGTATACTTTTGGAGACGTACTGCATAGGTATGTCATTTACTGCTAACAATACAGGTGGTAAATATTACTCGGATGTTCTTAATAGCTCGGACAAACAATATGGTTTAAGAAAGAACGACGGCCCAACATATTACACCGAACGTACTATTGTTCGTAGTTCTGATGTAGGAAATGGTAGCGGAGAACGTAGTGCAAAAGTATCTTTAGTGCAACCATACATTACAGTACATTTTTGGAAAAGGACGGCTTAATTTATGCGGTCCTTCTCCAAAAGAAAACAACTATGTATGGTTGTACATTATCAATAGTACGGTTATCAGTCCAATTCAATCGCACTTGACGTGATATAAAAGAACTAGTTTGAATTCCATATCCATTTGGAATTACTGAGGTTCGGTCATATGCATTATTAGCTGCTCCGTCTGGTCTACCTGCATAAAAATAATCTCCATCCCAACCGAATGAAGTGACATGATAGTGAGTATTCTTGTATTTTCCATCAGTTGAATTGGACGTAAAGGACATACCTTAACTATTTAATTCTGTGCCAAAAGTAGACGGTGATATATGGTTGCAATAATGGTATCTTTGCTTTTTTCATTTTGCCATCATGGTCGTGAACACCCATTTGATTACCATTACTGTTAAGCAAAGCACCATAATATATATATCCTATCTCGTCACGTAGCAAAGAATGAATGTACTCTCCGCCTGTGTCATTAGCCGTAAAAGACATACATTTACTATTTATAGTAATCACAAAGCAATTCCACACATTTACGCTTTAATTCCATTTGTGGATGCACGTAAATATTCATTGTGATTGATACGTTGGAGTGGCCAAGCAATTCACTAAGTGATTTGTAGTCACATCCGCACTCAATGCATCTAGTGGCGAATGTATGCCTAAGCGCATGAAATTTGAGATGTGGTAGGTCAAGTTCTTTTAAGACTCTATTGTAGTAAATCCTGTATTTGTCAGGTTCTATTGGTTTATCTCGATTTGTTAATACGTAATTATCTTCTTCTCCTTGAAGAAGGATTGCATAGTGCATTATCCATGTATTCAAAGGGATCATTCGAGTGCTAGAACGTGATTTAGGCGGTGTAATTGAAAGGTTGCTACCGTCTTCTTTTGTGTATGTGCGTATCATGGTTTTGCTTATATTTAATAACTTGGTTTGAGTGTTTATATCAGACCATTTTAAAGCGCACAGTTCACCTATGCGTATTCCTGTATGTATACATAAAAGGATTCCAAAGTTTTTACAATTAATCTCAGATTGGAGGTGATTAATCAATGTTATTTGATGCTCTTTTTCGAAAATTTCGACCGCCTTAGAAGGATGGTATGGTAGTTGAATATCGACTTTGAATGGAAGTGTAAATTTTAAAATTTGAATAATGTCTTTGGCATATTTGAATGATACACCACCTTTTCCGTCTTTACGGCCGTTTTCAAGTTTTTGAAGAATAAACTCCTGCAGAATATCGTTGTTTAACTCTTCAATCTGATAAATGCCAAGTTTTGGCAAAATGTGATTGTGGATCACATTACAATAATTTGTGTAAGTGCTGTATTTTAGATAGATTTTCTTTTCCTTTAACCAGGATGTTAATTTGTCAGAATATAGCATTTTTGTTTACCTCGCTTTTTTTATATTAATAGGAGGATTTTATATGGTTAAAACACATGAAATCAATTTAAATACTAAATTATGGAACTTTTTCCAAGAACACGATTTTATTATTCTTGATTTGACAGACAAACAAATCAATGAACAAGATTATGTGTTATTTAAACAAGTATCGTTAGACGAAGGAAAAGAAACGGATACAGGTTTGTTTAGAATGACACAAATTAGAAGCATCACGACTAATGATGGATTCAAAGATGGTTATGTGATGTTAAACGTAACTAAATTATAGGAGGAATAAAAGATGATTGATTTTGCAGAATTAAGTAAATATTTTGTTTTAGTGGTTGTAGTGGCTTGCTTGATTGTTGGTTATATTTTGAAAACATCTTTTGAAAGCTTTCCAAACAAGTACATTCCTACAGTACTTGCATTCGTTGGATTAGTACTTAACCTAGCAGTCAGTGGATTGTCAATTGAAAATGCGGTTTATGGTGCGTTGATGGGGTTAGCTAGTACAGGTATGCACCAAGCTTTCACAAGGTTTGTTGAAGGCACTACTGAAGAAAAATAAAGTAGGTGGCTTGCGATATGAACTTTGTAATTACAAGTCAACAGATTGTATGGATTTGTGGATTCATTGCATCCGTTTGGGGTGTTGTGAAGATTATCAAAGAATTAAAAAAGCCAAGTGATGATTTAAAAGCTAAAGTTCAAAGGCATGATGAATTATTGCACAAGGATAATGAGCGCTTGAACTCGTTGGAAAAGATCACTCTAAATCAAGAGGGAATTAATCGCAAATTAGAAGAACACACTCGGCTTTTATCTGACCATGATGGCCGTTTAGATGAAGATAAAGAACGCAGTAATTTATTGCTTAAAGCAAATATTGCAATCTTGAATGGTTTATTGTCAGACTCAGATAAAGAAAAGTTAGTTGAAACTAGAAATGAAATTCAAGACTTTTTAGTCGAAAAAAATTAGGAGAACAGAATCATGGAAGAAAAAGAAGTAAAATTTGAAGAATTATCAGAAGAAGCTCAATCAGAGCTATCAAACGGAAAAGAAGAAGGTGAAGATGAATGTCATACTCAAGCTTAACAAATAAATATATTCCTGCTAGTGCAGACAACTATATGCGCGGTAGAGGAGGTTACAAAGTATGTAAGATTACACCGCATCACATGGCTTGTCAGTGGAGCGCCGAAAGATGTGCTCAATCATTCCAAGTAAGTGGAAGAATGGCTAGTGCAAACTATTGCATCGGCTCAGATGGCACGATCGTTGCTAATGTTGACGAAGAGAATCGTGCATGGACTTCAAGCAACTACTACAACGATTGCCAAGCTATCACAATTGAAATTGCGAATGATAACACGAATACATGGACTATCTCATCAAAAGCTTGGAATGCATTAGTAAATCTATGCGTTGATATTTGTAAACGATATGGATTTAGATTGAATTACACTGGTAATGCGAATGGCAGCTTAACTGAACATAGAATGTTTGCAGCTACATCTTGTCCTGGTCCTTATTTGCATTCAAAAATGCCACAGTTAGCACAAGAAGTAAATGCTAGATTGGATGGTCAAACTGTAGCTCCAACACAACCAAGTACTCCAAACGCTCCAAGTGGCGAAAAATATTCAGTCGGCACACCTATCTGCACAAATACATTAAGCGTGAATTGCTATGGTACAGGTAAAGTTTATAAAGGTGATTGGAGTGGTACGATTGGTAGAGTGATTAAAGGTGCCAAATATCTGTATCGTGTAGATCGTAATGGTGTAGCAATCGGATGGACAAATGACACAGGTATTGATACCGACCCTCATGTTCCTGGAGGAACTGCTACAAGTACTCCTACAGTATTGAACAGTACACCTTCTGATTTCATCAGAGAAAATGCTACATTCTATCCAAATACGACTTTGAAGATTAGAAAAGCACCTACAGAAAAAGGTATTGATACAGGCTTATTCTACAATCAAGGAATGTCCGTTCGATACGACGGATATGTAAAACGTGAAGGATTCGTTTGGATCAGTTGGATTAGTGCATCAACAGGCGAAAGAAGATGGATGAAAGCGGGTGTATTAAATTCAAAAGGATACAATACTAATCCATATGGAAGATTTGCTTAAAATTTAATAAAATAAGTGTCAAAATGTTAGATTATGACACAAAGACGTATTAAATATACGTAAAATGATTCAAAATATCAAAAAATGAACAAAAGTTGAACTATACTATTTTTAATGACTACTTGAGCCTACGTATAATGCGTAGGTTCTTTTTTTATTGATCAAATCATTGGCATAATTTTTTCTTTTTTTTGGCATGATTTTCGGCATAAATTTCTTTAAAAAATAAAATAAATAGAGAATTTGTAGAAAATTTAATACAAATATGAGAATATAAGAATAGCTAGAGACATATATAATATAGAGAGACTTTTTAATTTTTTTAGAAAAAGTCTATTTTTTTTCGTATAAGAGTAT